TTTAATTGACTTATTAACCTTTTGGTGTGCTTTCATAGAGTCATCTTTTTTGTAGTCTCTATAAGTTGCTTCAATTATTCTTTCAAGTCTATCTTCCAACTTCTTCATTGTCTTGGACTCCGTATTCATTTTAGATTTCTTTGCTTTCTTGTAACCAAGGACTTCGATGTGGTCAGTATCCAAATCATCTTCATCTTCACTCTTAGCAAATGCATTTGGAGTTTTAGGTGGACCTGCCCCACCATCCATGTTACCAGTTACGTTTGCTTCATCGATATCTTCCTCTTCAATAAGAGCTTCCTTCGACTCCATCTCTTCAAATCGTTGGTCTAATTGTTCTAACAAAAATTTAGACATTGGATAATCTCCGCAATTCTTGTAATAATTCGTGGTATCTTAAAATTGAGAGAATTTGATTTTCGTTGATTACTTTGGAAGTAGTAATGTTATCAATAAGATTTACAGTTTCAGTCAATTTAATTTTTGCTACTTTATCGGACACGTTTACTTTAGAAAATTCAGTTTTTAACTTCTTAACCTCAGACATCACAAATGTTCTTAACTTGCCTGAATTATCAACATTGTTGATGTAGGTACGAAGAATCTTCTTTTGAGTTTCTGAGAGGTTAGTGTATTTTGAATTAAATGAATCTACCAAGAATTTGTAAGCCAACATACGAACCTCTTTTGGTTGGTTGTTGTAATCGGTGTTTGTAGATTCAGTTACAACTTCGACACCATCTCTTGTAATTGTTTCCAGAATAGTAGTTTTACAAGTTACATACTCTTTTGGAGATGATGATGGGGTATGTTCGAATAATTTATATACTGATGCCATTTCTCGGTAGTTAGTTACACGATACTTAAAGAAGTCTTCCATTACAAAAGATTCTTTGACTGACTTAATCAAATTATACTTTTGTCTACGGAGAATTCCTTCGTTTAACTTATTACGCTCATTTAGTACGATGTCAATAAACTCTTGTGCTTGATATTGTTTATCAAAGTTTTCTTTTGTCAAAGATTGATAGAGTTTTAATTCTTTAGTTAACTCCGTACCTTTTTTAAAATGTTTTTTAATAATTTCGAGCGCAAGTGAATCTTTATTCGCAAGAGTATCTGATGCGATTTGTCTTACGAGTAATTCAAATAAAATTCCTGTATTCTTAAACTTGCTATGTTTGAGTTTAGCCATTGTAAACCTTATCTATTACTATTCCAATTTATAAATATGTAAAAACTCATCAAATCGTGTCATCAATAAGATTTCTCTCATCTAATAGACCTGATTCTTCTTTTTTTTCCTCTGATAACGACTCTTTTAAAATCTCTCGTGATTTTGTTTTTACCGATTTTAAGGATAACTTTAAAGCTTCTGATTGTTCATATGCTAGTGGTGAGTTTTTGTATTTATGATATGTTGCGGCTGGTTTTATATCCGTTTTTTGCCCAAGAGGGTCTCTACCAAATGGGTTGTCATCCGTTTTGTAATCTCCACCATCTTCAGGTGGGCGGCCGGCCCCATCAAATCCACCTTCAGGTGAACCACCGTCATCACTTAATTTAGATTCTGGACCACCATCTTGTTGCATAGCGGCGATATCATGCGCAGTACCAAATGATTGGCCGGTTTTTACTGGGTCGTTACCCTCATCTTCGATTTGTGTGTGTCTAAATCCAAGTTTAAGGTCGTTAATAACCTTTGCTTGTTCAACTTTCCACTCATCATCAGACATATTAAATACATTCTTGTACATCCACTCTTGAGATACCATCTTTAGGTCTTTCATATCGCTAACCAATGATACCTTCTCAGACCACAAGTTTGCTTTTTCTTGTTCGTAGATGATGGATGGTGTAGTCAATTCCAAGTCAAAGTTTACAAGGTCTTCGTTTTCGTAACCCTGTGAGTATAAGTGAATGATTGCAATTTTAGTTAACTCTGAAAGAACAATCTTCTGAACACGTTCGACTGAACGAGCGAATCTAATATCTTCTTGTGCTAATGTAGCCTTACCTTCTACCGACTCATCATATCCTATAAATGCTTTTGGCACTTTAAGTGCTGCCATCATTCTATTTCTTAGGTATTCGATATCATCAATACCACCAAACTCCATACCGCTTAATGAATCAATCTCAGTACCACTTTGTCCACCACGAACTGGTAGGTAATAGTCATCCAACATATTCATCAAGTTAAACTTGAGGTTATAGTCACCAGTGTTTTGGTCGAGATATGGAATCTTCTTCATTTGGTCGATAATACCTCTCATATGGTTATCCACCTCACTTGGTGGAATGTTACCTACATCAATCTTAAAGATTCTTCTTTCAGGTGCTCTCATAATTCTATGAATCATCATCGCATCTTCCATAAGAGTTAATTGCTTCCAAGTCTTTCTTGCCCCCTCTAATAGTGAACGACCATAAGGTAGGAAGTTTGTATCCGCCATTAAACGAAAGTGAGCAATTTGGTAGAACTCAAAGAATTCTGCATTCTTATTTACACTTGCTCCGTGAGCTGCACCCATAGAACCCAACTTAAATCTAACTTCATATGGGTTCTCTGGATTAAATCCTTCTTCACGTTCTACTTCGTATGCTGACATTGGTGATACATTTACAATACCAACACCTTCTTCAATATCCAAGTGTAAGTAGTAGTCACCATACTTACTCATACCACGAATCCAAGCCCAAAGATTAAACTCGATATTTAAAACATCGTAAAATAAGTTATGAAGAATTTTCTTCACATCCTCGTTATTGGTCTTAATACGGATAACATCACCTACATCATTTTTTAGAGTACATTCATCTGCGTAAATATCAAGAACTGATGAGATGATAGAATCCTTATCCATCGCTTCGTAATCAGTATACAATTCTAACTTGTTTGAATGATAGTTGAATTGATTATTATAGGTCTCCCAGTTTCTACGACTGGTATGTAATCTACCAAACCTATCATAATATGATGAACCACGAAGGTTACCTTGAGATTGTAATCTTTGTGTATCAATTGCTTGAGTTTTACCTTTACCAATTCTACGAACAACAACTTGAGTGTTGAACAATCTACCTAACCTACTAAATAGCGATTTATTTGCCATAATACTGTCTCTAACTAAAAGTGTATACTCTTATAAACTATAAATATACAAAAAATAAACTTAACTACCAAATTTATAGTAACCAAGTTAAATCGTTGTCATTTCCACGTTGGTCTTTTTGCTTCCAAGGGTCTTGGCCAAGGTTTCGTTGTGAGTATACACCAGTACTCGATTTACCCATATGACTTAATGTGGTACGGGTCAAATCCATACCCTGTTGTCTTAATTTTAATGCGGTGTCACGAACCCACAATCCGGTTGAGAAGGACATTACCAAGTCATCATTATAACCTCGTTGTGCTTCAGCTCTACTACCATTCCATATGAATACAAACAATTCATCTATAAGTCTCTTAGAATGGATTATAGGGGTTCTTTCTCTCATATACATATCTAACTTAGATATTACCAAAGGCCGTGTTCTTGATGACATTGTAAATCCAGGAACCATATCCTCTTTTCGTTTAAGGTCAAACCCTTTTCTTAGATGTATGTCATCATCAACATAACCTAAATCTCTATACGAATAATATAGGTTATTGTAACTTCTATCGATTACTTCTTGAATTACAGCCCATCCAATATTTGCGTTTTCAATAACCAACATTGCATTGTTCCAATCAGTTGCCACCGATGCTAACATAGCACCATATTGTTTGGTGTCTAACTTACCTTTGTATTCTGCGACTTGTTCAACAGTCTCTACATCAAAAACGTGGAATGCTGAATAATCCGATGAGTCACCTCGTGCGACATCAGCTACGACAACATAATCACGAGAATAATTTGGATAATCCCATAACCAGTAGTTACCATCGAAACCTCGTTTTTCCAACGGGTCTTTGACATATGTTTCCTCATACCATTGTAATGTAGCACCCTCAACAACAGTATGACCAGATGAAATAAAGTCACAATCACACTCTTGAGCAGCACCTTTGGCTCCTAATAGTGTTTCTTGTTCATCTCTCCAAAATTGGTCTCGTTCAGGATGTACACTCCAATGCAGTTCTGTTGGAAACCATTGGTCACCTTGTTGACCTTGAACCCAAATCTTGTGAAACCAATTACCCACACCATTTGGAGTAGATAATACAATTGCACCCCCACCAGTAGAAAGTGTAGATTGTGCCGAAGTCCAAATCTCTTCCACATTGTTAATAAATGCAGCCTCATCAATAATCAACATCGATAATGCTTCAGAACGGCCCGCGTCACCTGCTGCTGATGTTGCTTTTATTTGAGAACCATTTCTCAATCGTAATGATAGTTTGTTATCTTCTTCCGTTTGACCTTTTAACCACGATGGTAAGTTATCGTGCATAAAACGAACCTTTGTTACAAGGTTCTTAGCGACCTCTTGTTTGGTTGCGATTACAAGAATATTCTTATCTTCGTGAAACAACATCAACCAAAGTGAGTACCCTGCTGATAAGGTTGATATACCCAACTGCCTCGACTTTAGAATAACATTGAATCGATTATCGTTCACATTACTCATCAAATCCTCTTGGAATGGGTATAGATTAAACAAAATCTTACCTCGGTGCGGATGTTGGATATAACAATATTTTTTAAAGAAGTAAACTGGGTCTTTAGCGCACTTTATCCACTCTTCTCTGATAAGTGTTTTTATATCTGGCATATTACTTACTTAATTTCCAATACATCTTAAATGTATAGATGGGTTCAAATTGGTTATTAACCCCAACCCCAATACCATATGCATTTCGTTTCTTACCTTTGTATAGGAGTTCACCATTTATATAATCCAATTGAGATGGAGTCCCACCTACCGAAATACCCCCAAAGAATTCTCTTTTGTTAAGGTAAACAGTATTTGTAATTGTAGTTGTTGGAATTAGAATATTGGATTGAACATCCCTAAACGAAATTAAGTTTCGTGTGATTGTATCGTTTACTACAATAGAACCAAGTGTGTCTATTAGGATTGTGTCTGTATAGAAATACTTTGCGTAATAATCTTTTAAAACTGAAACCGTGTCAATTGGAACTGAGAATGTGTCAATATTGATTACTACCTTTTCTACAATCTTGGGAATGTATTTAGTTTTTTCAACTTCTACAGTATCCCACTTTGTAACTACTTCAGTAATTACTTGAGGTTCGGTAATATCAGACCCGTTCTGACAACTCCGTGTCAAAAATATAATAACTCCTAATACTACTATCAGAAGGGTCTTGATATCTCCGAAATACTTTCTCACAAATTACTTGTTGTAAAGTTCGTAAACTTTGTTAATAAGGTTCGTTTTGTTAAGCGTAGAATCTAATTGAACGCCGTGGTCTTTTACAGCAGCTTCAAATAATTGTGCTTTTGTCATAGAACGGAGTTTACTTTTAGTAACTTTTCCTTTGACAGCCGACATTACGTCTTTAAGTTCTTCTGCTACGTCTGCAAACTCTTCTTTAACTGATTGTAGCTTTTCCTTTGCATCTGCTACTGTTTCCATGATTTGTTCATCGATGGTTGTCTTGTTCAATAATCTATTCCATAGATTGATGAACCAAATTTTAAGTCTTGTCATAATTTTCTCTTTTGTTAAACTTACTTGTTTATATAAGTATGTAACTCGGAGTTAATTAAGTTACCACTTACGACACGACCAATATCTTGCTTTCCATCTTGGACCTGGAGAGTCACAATTCATTCTTGCTCTGAAAGATTTACGAGCATCTGGATTATCTTTTTTTATAGTCATACCCTTTTGTCCAAAGTTTACCTTTACAACATTACCTTTGTCGTTGTTTACATATACTTTGAACTTCTTAACATCACCTTGCATAATCTTACCAAGTTC